AAGACCTGTGTTAATTAATACTTTACAGGTATCTTGTATTTGTACACTCGGAATAATAATTGCCTTTTTATGATAAAAACAATTTGGCCTATTACATACTTTTCCTTTATTAATTCCTTTAGTTAATATTGTTTGACATATTTCATTTGGTTTATTTTTTTGTAATATAGTTTTTTTATCACAATATGGACACTGTAGTGTAGTTCCTACTTTACTACTATTTATACAGTTTGAATGATAATAATGATTACATTTGAGCTTTACTAAATTTTCTGCAGTATCAGGAAAATGACATATTAGACATTTTTCACCAGATACATTATTTAATTCATTCACTAGTTTTAATAATTTATCATATTCTTTGGACATTCTTATTATGATATAATGTATTATATTCCTAAGTATTTAAAAAAAAATGATAAATTTAAAGCTTTACCCTAATATCTATACTATAATGTCTAGAGAAATACACGAATATGTAGTAAATATTAAAAGTTTTCAAATGTACCTTGATAATATATTAGTATCTATAGATGACGATCGATATCATGAACCATCTATTAAAAAATTATCAGACACGATTACCCAGTACTATTCAATGGTTAATGGCGTTGGCGATGATGATATAGAAACAATAATAGACGATTCAGATACATCCACTTCGCCAATTAAAGGAGATAAATCTGATAGTAATCCCGCAAGTGATTCAGATAGTGATTCAGATAGTGATTCATCAAATAGTGATTCATCAAGTGATTCAGAGATTGATTCATTATTTTTGAGCAGTAAAAAAGTTAAAACTACTGTAGAAGATAAATACTTGAATGAATTTATAAATGAAAAGGTTGATAATAGCAATATTAAATTATATATAAGAAACCCAGAATGTCAATATAATTTAGATAGTTTTTTAACTACAAGTCAAAATTATTAAATCTCAGTATTAATAATGGACTCATTTATTTTAAAGATTCATAGTTTTAAAAAGGATATTGAATTCGCAATGAAACATAAGTATTCGATTGTCATTAATTATACAGACGAAATTGATTATAAAAATAATATTGTTACATGGAAATACCCACCTTATATTGTTAAGAATTTTTTGGCTGATAAAATAATATCTGAAATCGCTAATTATTTTAAAAAATTTGATAACTATTTAATTGTAATGCATTTCGAAGGAGATAATATTACTCATAAAATTCCATTAAATTTACCTTGTAATATATAGTATATTATAAAGAAATATTACTATAATAATTAACTATATGTCTAATATTAATTTACCAGACAATTTAATTAGTGATTCAGATGATGATATAATAGAACAATCATATAATGTTGATTCAGATAGTGATTCAGATAATGATATAATAGAACAATCATATAATGTTGATTCAGATAATGATATAATAGAACAATCATATAATGTTGATTCAGATAATGATTCAGATAATGATATAACAGAACATTTAAACATTGATTCAAATAATATAACAGAAGAATCAACGATTGATTCATATCATATAACAGAACAGTTAAACATTGATTCAAATATTTTGCCTAGTATGAATAGTGATGTTATCTATAATCCAGGGCAATTTTTTGGTTTCAATATAAATAATAATCCTTATATCATTCAAAGTAATCAAACACATGTTGAATATTTAAATACATATACAAATATAACTAATTCATATGGTGATATAATAGAACAATATGATATTAATTCAGATAACTATGTTGATTCAAATATTTTGCCTAGTATGAATAATAATGTTATATATAACCCAGTGCAATTTTTTGGTTTGAATAATAATCCTTATATCGTTCAAAATAATCAAACATCTGAAGAATATTTAAATATATTTACAAATATAATTAATTCAATTAATATACCTGCACCTGAAATAATAGAGACGGCTAATATGGAGGATGTTAGAGTTACACTGGATGACACTGAATTTGATAATATAAAGACCGAAGAATTACAAGAGGATTTAAATGACAAATGCAGTATTTGTATGATGGAAATGAATAAAGGAAACGAAGTATCAAAATTATGTTGTGAACATAATTTTCATAATAGTTGTATCATGCAATGGTTAACAGAATATAATTATAAATGTCCTGTATGTCGAAAAGAGTGCGGTAAAGCTAAATATAATATATAATATTTAATATTATTCCGCGGTAAAGCTAAATATAATATATAATATTTAATATTATTCCGCGGTAAAGCTAAATATAATATATAATATTTAATATTATTCCGCGGTAAAGCTAAATATAATATTATTCTGTTATTAAATTAGATATTAATAACATCATTACACCAATTGAAATTACTAAAACACAGAAAGCAAGCTGATTCTTATCATCTGCTAAAATATAAGGTAATGGATTCTTTTTATTTAATGATATTTCTAGAACCTTAAAAAAGACATTTCTTGTATCAAATATTATTTCATCTAATTTCCTTTGATGTGGTAATATATTTGCATTTTCTTGTTTAACAATATTTGTTTTATATTGTGATTTATTTTTTGATAAAAGATCTTTCTCTTTTTTATCCCATTCATTTTGGTCTGGTTCAAATAGGGGATTTAAAGGTTGAAAAAGTTTTTTTAAGTTGGACATATATATATATATCTATATTATAATAATAGAAAGTTTCGATAAATTTAAAATACGCATGTGCTATTGGAAATTACTTTGCAAAGCAACATAATTGAATAAAAATTGATATATTTACACTTAATATGTAGTTATAATATATTATGGACACCATATATATTCTTCTTACAATAATCGCAATTCCATTCTATATATTAGAGTGGTTTGTGCCACTTTTCCGTATACGATAATTTTACAAATTCGCTTTATACCCGTTCAGATTTAACACTGAATCAATCGCAGTTAGATACATTCATTTATACTATTTCTTTACACCCTGCACCTTTCATTTCTTTATCTAAATATTTAACTAAATCTGATGTTGATGTTATATAATACTGTGGTATGATCGCATGAATAAATGCTTTTACTGAACCAATACATAAATGTATACCTAGATTAGAAGAAAATCGCAAGTGTTGAAAATAGGTCATACAAACTTTTTTTAGATGATTATTTTGAAACATATATATTATTATATATATATTATTATATATATTTGCTTTTACAGAATTGCATTATATTTTGCTTTTGACACTTGTTACAATAAAGATTATACAGATTATTTGATTAATAGTCTATATAATATGGCATTGCATTTTACACAGTAATGACAATCAAGTAGTGCTTAATTATATGTCATTTAAAATTCAATATGTTTTGTTTTACTATTCCATGAATTACCAAGATGAACAGTATTAATACTTTTTCTAGCCTGATTAAATGTTTCAATGTGAGTTCCATTTTGGGCTTGAGTGATCAGTCATTTTTCGATATTTTTATCATAAACTAAATAAAGTATTATACAAAATAAACTAAATTATTTTGTTATTCTCAAACATATATATATATATGATATAAAAATTGGAGAGTGTAACGAAAAATCTTTAATTTCATTCTTTAACAGTTAGAACCTACTGAATCTTTTCACCAAAGGTGAATAGATAAATTCAGTAGGTTATAAAAATTGATATAAAATAAAATTATTAATATTTCATATAAGGGGTATTTTGAAATGAGAACATAACTTGTGACCATTTACCTTCATTTACATATATTTTTCCGATTGAGTGACTCTTATGATTACCGTTGAATGTTTCAATATGTGTACCCTTTTGACGCCCCCAATAAGATCCATTCCATCTTCCAGATATATGGATAGATGAAATATTATATTCTTTGCCTAAATCAATCTCCAACAAACTTCGAGTATTAGTTCCGCCACCATGATAATATTTTGTCCACTTATTTGTTTTGATAATACCATTAGTAATCGCAGAAACAGGTGAACTCTTATGTGGAGATCCTTTTAATAGTTTAACAGGTTTATTGAGAGCTACATTATCATTATTTTCATCAAACACTCTTACTTCGCCTATAGCCCAATATCGGTGCCATTCTGGCGCCAAACTGTTACCCACTTGTATATATCGTACATAATTATTCATTAACATCGATTTAACTATACTATTGCCTATAACTGTACTATTACCACTAACTGTACTATTACCACTAACTGCACTATTACCACTAACTGTACTACTACCTGTAACTTTACTATTACCCGATACTTTTAGATTTTGTGTATTTACAAGTATATCTTTGGTTGTTTGTGGTAATATATACCCTGTTCTATCTTTACCATTATAAAAGGCAAGATAACTTTGTTCTGTTCCATGCTTACTTGAAGTTATTTTCAATGGTCTGCCACTATCTGTAGCAAATGTAGCACCTAATCCGGTAGTTAATTCTTTTTTTAGTGTAGTTTTTCCACCAATCGTAGTATCTTTCGCAACATTTAAACTACCTTCAATTGTAAAATTACCTGGTAGTACAAGATCTTTGCCATTTTTGCCTTGTAACTTTTGAGCAATCTCACTTAGATTTCTAATAGCCTGTATATCTGCTTTATAAATTGTATTAATTAGTTCTCTTATTTTATCATCAGTTGAAACTTCAGTCATTTTTTCGATATTTTTATCATAAATCAAATAGAGTATTATACAAAAAAAACCTATATATAAAATTTTATTATTTTCGAACATATATATGTATATAAATAAAAATTGATATAAAATAAAATTATATATATATATATATATATAATGATATATTCAACTTGTCCAACCTGTGGATTTTTTATAGGAAATATAGTAAATCAATACGAGCTAGATAAAAAGAAAGTTTGCTCTAATGAGAAATTATCTGAAGAAGAACAGCAGTCTGAAATTAGTAAATTATTAAAAGATTTAAAAGTTCGGCGTTATTGTTGTAGAATGAGAATTATGACATCAAAGGATCTTGTTGAAGAGATCTTATCTCCAAATAAATAATAATTATCTACATTTAAGTATTATGAACAAAAATATTTATTTTAAAATCTTTAAAATTTTCATTGATTCTACAAATTGCTCTATAGAGATAATTAATATATTCGACGATTTTATTGAATTACAAATTGATAAAGATATAATTAAATTAAATAAAAATGAAACAATTAATGTTGACTTGAAGAAATTAGATTTCCAAATAATAGTTAAACAGATTGAAACAGAATTAATGTTTAATTATAATTTTAAAGATATGTTAATATCTGGATTTAGTCCTGAATCTATCATAGAAACAACGAACGGTCCTAAAAATATAAAAGATATAAGTAATAGTGATATATTATTAGATACAACTGGTGATAATAATAATATTAATATCGAAAATATAATTATATTTAGAATAACTAGTAAACAGTCAGAACAACCTATTATAATAGATAAATCAAATTGTGGTTTAAACTTACCTTATGCACCAATAATAATGAGTATAAAGAATAATTTAAAGATTAAGAAAATAATTTTAAAAGGTCGTCAATTATATTTAAATGGCAAAGCTAAATTATATAAATATGATAAATATATAGATTTTTATAATATTGAAACTGAAAATAAACAAGATTTCTTTATTGCTGGTTTTATTACTGACTCATATTAATTTACTAACTCAATAACTTCTCCAACACCCTTTGTATTACCATCTCTAAAAAAGAATATCATATTTGTTTCCATAAATTCACTATGATATTGAAAGGTAAAATTAACTAAACAATTATCCCCACTTCTTATTGGTTTATCTTCATCTAATAATTCTATTTTAGCACTTTGTCTAATAGGACCACAATGAATAACTGGTGCATACCCTGTCTTAACTGTAGTCGAATGTTGTAAAATTTTAATACGTGCTCGAAATTTTTTTACAATATTTTTTTCCCATAATTCTATGTTATTTATTAATACCATACCTTTTTTTATTTGTTTTCTATCTAATTGTAATTTTTGATTTGAAAATTTAATACCAAAACAAGATTGTGTTTGGTCACTCGCATACTGTACATTTTCTCTAACCGAATTATGTATACTTCTAACTTGTATAGGATAAAAATTACCATTTGATGGTCCAATATAAAGTTTATCTTTTACATTTATATTATCCCCTTTAACCATCCCTGATACAACTAACCCTATACCAGGCACTTGAAATGTACTATCTAAATATACTATACTACCTTTTACTGTATCCTTATTCCACTTACTTCGATTTGGAATTTGAGATAGAATCAAATGTAGATTATTAATATTAATGCCATCTTTATTGGATATTGAAATTATAGGAATTATTTCTGGATTACCAAGCATATTATCTATATAATGTTCTGTTTCAGAGTCATTTTTATCTGAATCACTTATAAAATATACGATTTTGCCAAAAGTTTGTTTTGTTAATAAATTTTTTAATCGATTACATAACTTTTGATACACATGTCTGGGTGCTAGATCTATTTTTGTTATACATATTATAAATGGTATATTTAGATAAAATAATATACCAATATGTTCTCTTGTTAATTTTGTAATCCCTGTATTTGCACCAATTACTATTATTCCATAATCTGGAAATAAACCTGTTACGCCATATACAGTTGTTTTTAAATATTTCTCATGACCTGCCAAATCAATAAATGAAATAATCTTAGATGATGGTTCTTCATATTCTTTACTGCTAATCTTTAATAATTGTTTTTTATTATCTTTTACAGACATTAAACTAATTCCTTTCTGATTTTTTTGATAAATTAATGGATTAAAAGTAATATTACTGGTTCTTCCAGATTCTATTTCATGTGGATGTTTAAGAACTTTATTTCTTGCACATCCTCTTCCATTATCTAATTCACCAGATGTTAAGACGCCAATTAAAGAAGATTTTCCTGCATCTACCGGACCACATACTGCAAAAGTACATTCTTCTGTTGCACTCATTTAATTATAATTAACAATCTCTATTTAAGCTATTTTTATTTTATAAAACACATAATGTGATCGATTTATTGCTTAGATTTAGTAGTTAGATTTATTAGTTAGATTTATTAGTTATATCAAATGAGTATGATATGTATAAAGTAATTGTATTATTTCCTAAATTTAATTCCATACGAATCTAAAAGACCTGGTACATAGTCGAATGTACTACCCGAAGATGATCCACCCCGAGATGATCCACCATGAGATGGTCCAAACGAATGACCTCTACTAACACATATAGGGACAGGAGGAGCAACTGTCGGATAAATGTGAATAGTAATAATACGTCCTCCTATATCAAACTCTTCGGTGTATGTACATGTAATTCTATCATCGTATATACTATTCGTTGCCCATCCGTTATGAAACGCTACTGTTGAAAGATCTCGCGCGAGTTGTGCCAACGATTCTACTAACAATAGTGTGCCACCACCACGAGCTCTTGCCGAATAACCACCACTGCTGCCTGAGTGACCACCTCCGCTATAGTGACCACCTCCACTATAGTGACCACCACCACCGGCTGAGTGACTACCACTATAGTGACTACCACCACCGGCCGAGTGACTACCACCAGCCGAGTGACTACCACCACCGGCCGAGTGACTACCACTAGTCGAGTGACTACCACCGGCCGAGTGACTACCACTAGTCGAGTGACTACCACTAGTCGAGTGACTACCACCGCCAGAGTGACCACCGCCTGCCGAATGACTACCGCCGCGAGGATAAATTGTTACAGTTATATCACCAAATACTTTCACATATGGTGTTTCAATTTTGCCGGTATTGTCAATTCCTTCTATTGTTTTAGAACCTGTATTATATGCAGTAGATGCAAGGGCTGCTGCATGGTCTGAAATCTGAATACCTCCTCCTCTCCCTTGTTGAACTGCAATGTGATGCATTTCGTCTTGTACAGATAAATATCTGTTGGTACTATTGGATGAGTTCATCCTTATATTACTATTACTATTGTTATTTGCCATCCATCAATTTGAAAATAATAGTGCTTACAAAGTATTCAGATTTCAATTTTTTAGTATACGAAAAGTAAAAATTGAGCTAAATATTAAAGAATAAACAAGTCATTTGCTTTGACATATAATATTATAATTTATTTCAAATTCATTAAATTAATTTATGATCGCTTAAGAGGTGATGATGACAAGTTATCTATACGATCTTCATTTTTTCTTTTTACACCTATATTTCCTGTAGAGTTTATTGTATTAATTCCTATCGGATTTACTAAGCCAATTACACCAATAATTTTTGTAGAGTCTGACTGTATATTAATTGAATTAATTCCCGTGACATCAATATCATCACCTGTTTGAGAAGATTGGCGTATTGAACTACTTACACCTCTCATCAACGCCGATACACTTGTCCCAGTTGCATTAATATTAATTGTATTTTGGGTATTTACACCATATTCACTTGCAGTAGTAGAAGCATCAATGTTAGCAGCGCCAAATATAATAGTCCATTTATTATTACTTGTCAAATTTTCTATAAGGTCTGAACAATATTTTTTACCAGTATTGCCTGGATGTAATATACTTGAATTTTCTTGACCATCTGTAAATATAAACAGTATTACATCAGATTGATCTTTGCCATCCTCTAATATTTTAGCAAGTGAGTCATTAAGTGATGTTGTACATCTTGGTTTAACTTCATTTTCAAGAATGTTAGAAATTTCTTTAATCTCGCCCGATCTAATTAATAATAGTTCATTGTCAAATACATATATTTCAATATTAATATCTTCATTGAGATCTTCAGCTGATTGTCTTTGTTCAAGAATAAGCGAGTTTGAACCCGATATCAGAGCTTTTAACATGCCATCTGAGCTCATTGAACCTGATCTATCTAAAAGTAACTTGATAGTTTTATTATTTTTATTTATAAATGTAGCCATTAAATATATAGATTATTATTGCAAGTAATTATATTTCAATTTTTTGAGAACAAGTTTATAACTTTTAAATAAACAAAGTAATAGACTACATTTATAACATATCACTAACATCATTTTTTAATATTTTATTATACTAATTATATTTGGTTTTAAATAATCAGGTCCATATTCCTTAATTAATACATTGGCTGTATCCAATTTACTCGGACAATATGTATCAATACCTAAATATTTAACCTGTCTGATTTTATCAAAATTTATATTATATGGACACCATGGGTTGATTGATATATTACTACAAACTAAATCAAGATGAATATCCATATCAGAGAATTGTATTATATTATTCTTATTTTCAAAAGATACCAATCGTGCCTGAATACCATTATACATCTGTTTTTCCTGATTATTGAATCGACTATCAAAATTTAAATTATAAGAATTATTATTTTGTACGTTCGAACAGAAAGAATACCATTTATGTTGATCTCTCACATCAAACCGTATATCTAAATCATCATCATGAAATATGTACTTCTTTCTTTCATATTCAATAAGATTTCCATGTGATATTACAAATTTAATATTTAATGACTCTAATAATAAAGTTATGTTTTTTAGTAATTGTTGTTTATATAAAAAAGTATATATATAAGTATCGAAAGATATATTTTTTCGATTATGTTGAAAGATTGCAGTTTCTTTTTTTACATTAGGTATAGAGTCAAAGCAATAATCACATCCTTTTGTTTTGTTTTGTTGGCGCCCAGGTACAGGTGCCATAACAGGGTCGACAATTATTAAAATAATTATTAAAATACTCAATAAAAAAAGTGTATTATTATTTAATCTCATATATATACGTTAGATAATTTATGGTAATTACATTCACCTTCGGTGAAAAGAATGATGCATAATCATGTTCTTTATACTAAAAATATACTACAAATAATATTAAATTTATAGAAATTTAAAGTAAAAATATAAGATTATCTATCAACATAAATTATTTTTGTATTTTTTATAATTTTACGGTTTTGTTAATTGCTTCTATATGCATATTTTATGTAATTTTCTGATAGATTTATTGACATTTCTACTAACATGATTATTAATTGAAATAGAAACTAATTCGGTTTACAGGATAAATTAATTGATAATTAAATCACGCAACCATCCTGATATACTAAATGGCTGTATATCTACATCGTTTGGTTTCTTAAAAGTACTAATACAGCGAACATTAATAGGATACGATGGTCCGGCCCTAATTATAATATTAAAATCAGTTGAACCTAATGGGTCATAGAATGTTATATTGTTTTTACCATTCACATATGCGATTGTTGCATATTCAGAGGCAAGTTCATATTCAATAATTGAAAGTTGATGGGTACTGTTTACGTCATCTGTTGTATAATAATTCGACATAAAAATAATATAATTGATGAAGGATATAATATTTCAATCTTTTTTAATCATATCAAATGCTATATCAGTAAAGATGTTTATGGCGAATATATAAAAGATTGATACATATACTACTAAGGAATATAATCATATATTATTAAAGATTATGGTATATATTTATATTTTAGAACTACAACAAAAAAAATATTATATTGGAAAAACGGAAAATCCTTCTTTTAGATTAGAACAACATTTTGAATCGGATGGTTCATTTTGGACTAAAAAATATAAACCTATTTCTATTATTGAAAATATAGCTGGGTGTGATGTATATGACGAAGATAAATATACTATTAAATATATGGAAAAATATGGTATTAATAATGTTCGCGGCGGAAGTTTTTGTCAAATTAAATTAAGTGATAATAATATTATTACATTAGAGCAAATAATTAAAAGTGTTACAGATAAATGTTATATATGTGGAAGAAATGATCATTTTGCGATTGATTGTAAAGAAAAATCTGTTAAAACAGAAAAAATACCTACTATAAATCTAAATGAAAAATGTAATTGTCCAACTTCTTATATTTTTCCTCATAGACGAGGGATGTGTGTCTTAAATAAAATTATATCTTATTTTGATGATGAAGATGATAATATAGATAAATTGTTAAAAAAACAAGTCTGGAGTTGTTCTTATTGCAATAAAGAATTTGAGACTAAAAAAGGTGCTACATATCATGAAAATATTCATTGTAAAGTTAAAAAAGAAATAAAATTAAGTGATGATACTTGTAAAAAGAATTCACCAAGATGTAATAAATGTGGAAGGAAAGGACATTGGTCTAATAAATGTTATGCTAGTAAAGATGTTTATGGCGAATACATATAATAATATATTAAAATTATTATATAATACATATTATATAATGGCAACATTTAGTAAAAAAGTATCAATTAGTGTTGGTTCAACTCTATTATTCTTATTCGTTAATTTACCTCAAGTATATAATTTAACAGGAAATCTTCTTTCATTAAAGCTATATAATGATAATTGTCCTACAAATACTGGTCTAATTATCCATACTCTAGTATTTTTTGCTTTAACATATATTAGTATGGGTAAATCAACTATAAATTCTGGTATTAAATTAAAACATACAATATATGGAACTTTAATATTTTATTTAATATCTAGTCCTGCAATGTTCTCTTTTATTAGTTCTGTATTTGGAAACCAATATGCTAATATTAATGGATGTCCAACAATGAATGGTTTAATTTTACATGGATTAATATATTGCATTGCATTAATTGGCGTTATGTATTTACCAGAAGGTAATAAATAAATAAAAAAAGAATATGTAATTTTTGGATACCTACTAAGAATTTTTTTATTATATATAGTAATGTGTATATTTAATACTCGTTGGTTATTATCGTATTTCAAAAAAAAGGAAACCCTATCTGATGAAGAAATCCGAATTAACCGTATAAAATTATTACCCTTTATTTGGAAATATGATAAGAAATATAAATAAGTTAAGTCGACTACTAGAATATTTGGATTAAATACTATTATTAAAGGTTCGGAAAAATAAAGGTCACGAAAACATATATGATCATCATACAATATTATTAAATTTGTAACTATAAATTATTTGGATGTAACAATTGCTTTACTTGAAGTAAGTATATTATTTACTGTCGCATTTTCTTTACAATTTGTTGAACATGCCTTTCATTTGTTGTTCTATTTAGCATACAGTGATCGGTATTCAACTAGTACTATTCCTCTTCCTCATACTCATACTCGTTATCGGAATCATCAGATGATGCATGTAGTTTAAATTTTTCTTCCCCTAATGTATAATCGGGATAAAAGCAGTAGTTTTCCTTGCCAGTTTTATTTGTAATTTGATATACGCCATCAAAATTCATGTCTGATAAAAGCAATATTTTTTCGGGAAGTGTTTCGCGTATATAATTTATACTATAAGTACCGCATAATTTTGGAGTCAATGTTATTATATTTTTTGCTGTTATAGTTTCGTTTAATAAAGTTGCAAAACATGATATAAATAGAATTAATATATACTTTTCGGGATTATTATTTCCAATCTCATTAATATCGTCTGCTATAATCACATCACTTTGATTCATGGTGCCGCATCCCTCCACGCCTATGTACCCTTGACCGCAGTTACTATTCATAAAGATACCTTTGGATATGTTTGATCCATGACCATAGATAGTAACAATACAATTCCCAGCTAACTTCTTAATTTCATTTTTAAAACTTGCGGGATTAACATTAAATAAAATAGAAAATTTTTGTATCAACTGAAAGTTTATATTATCATCTTCATTAGCCTTGCATATATTTTCAATATAATCTTTTGAGCATGAAAAATAAACATATTGGTTTTTTCTCATTCTTCTTTCTTTTTCAAAATTTTTTGCTAAATATTTAGCAACATCCCTTATCGTATCTTTGATATTAAAGTTGACACAAAATCCTATATAATACAATGCATTAGTAAAATGTTTCGGATTGTCAATATCCTCTAACGCTGCACCACCACGTGAAGCTAGTATTGTGTTTCTTGATTCAGTAGATCCACCTGTTAAACTATAATTAATATAATATTTCATATATATATAATAATAATATATATTAAATTATTAAATAATTAAATAAAGAAAATGAAAACTAGTGCAACTTGGGAAAATCCTCCATGTTCAGACAGAACGGTTCTACAACAATTGGTATTTTAACAGTCTCTTCTTCTGCTTCTTCTTCTTCTTCGCAAAATGTTTCATCTTCTTCAATATCGCGGTTGGTAGGAGGGCATCTAAGTGCTATTCGAGACTTGTAGTGTCGCGGTTCGAGGTCAATAGACACTGATCGACAAGAGGTGAACCAATAATTGTGCCATTGTTTCAGGGTCTCATTGATTGGACCAGGAACAGATGACGCTGGAACAACACTGTCTATTTCGCATAATGGACAGATTACAGTAGCCTTGCGAAAGTTGGCAATCCAGTCCTTGCAAGATTGCCAACTGTCAGCATCACAAGACCGGGTACTTTGGGTAATAGTTGGTTTTCCTAAACAATGGTAGCAATAAGCTCCATTGGGATCATCAAGTATAGCGGCGTGGTTGTTAGTAGCAAGTTTAATAGCTTGCTTGGGTGAGCGATTAACTCTTATGGGGCATGATACGATTCGGAGCAACATAACAGGTTATAATTTATGGATATGTCATATATTAAAAATTGATAGATTTTATCATAAATGAACGTGTAATTAAAATATAAAATGTCAGAAAAAGACGTATCAAAAGGCTTATCCATAGTAATTTTTTTTTACTTTGGAGTTATATCAATTGGATCATTATATATGGCAATTGAATCATGTATTAAACAAACATACGATCCATTATATTTAACTATTACTGGTATTAATATTGTTATATTGTTAGTGTTAGGTAGTTTTTACTTAATTGAAAAATGTAAATCAAATGTAAAATTATCAGATGATAATGTATCTGATAATTTTACATCGGTTGTATAAGAAGTAAATCACTTTATACATCATAATGATATCCGCGAATCAACTTAATTTACAATTTCCACAATATATATAAAAATTGATAGATTTCTTAACAATACTATGTAAAGTGAAAAAACGCTATTAACAGTTAGATATCAAACAATACTACGTAAAGTTCGATATATAAAAATTGAATTCATTTAATACTTATTTATTAAATGAATTGAAATAACAACAATGAAAGTAACAAATACCGATTTACTCAATAATAGATATAAATATTCTATTGATATTTTAGAACAGAATATTGTGGAAAATCATCTTGATGAAAAAATACTTTTGGCAACACAAACATTAACCCCAGAATTTTGTGTCAAATACATATTAGATTTAGATATTGAAGGTGGTGGCGAAGAATCTTATATTTTTGATATATGCTATATTTTATCATTTCAAAAACATATAACAGAAAAAGAATTAATGGATTTAATATCTACTTTTTAGCAGTTAGATACAAAGAAGATAATATTATAGACATGTAAAGTTTATTTAAAATTGATTGTCAGAAGATAAATGTATATATCGTCTTCAAGATTATTGTTTTCAATATGTTTATGTTTCTTCATCATCACTTTCATCACTTTCATCACTTTCATCACTTTCATCACATGCATTTCCGCAAAGATATTGTCCACAACCTTTCATTTGAACTATATCTTCACTTTTTCCACAAAGACTACATTCTGCTTCTTGATTATTTGGCTCTTCTTGTACGAATAAAATATCACCCATTCCATTATCATTAAAATATCCATCGCATAGGCAACATTTTTTCCACTGACCCTCTTGATAAGTCTCTTCAGTATCTTTTTCTTCATCCCAATCATCTGGATATCTTTCACAGTCCATGTTTACACACAATTTAGGTTGATGTTTTTCAATATTAGTTGCATGTTTTCGTGTAGCTAAATGACGTTTCCACCGAGTATTTGTAGGTGCGGTAAAATTACAATAAATACATTCGTAAGACATATTTATAAATTAAATCATCTTTGGTTTAGATAACTTTGTCAAAATATAACAATTGGTTGATATGAATATATAAATGATTTTGACGATCATATAAATGGAATTGACATATATGATAATATTATAGGTTATATAAAAGATAATTGTAAAACATAATGTTTTACATGCAATTGAAGTAGCTAAAATATTACATAACGCTGTTTCTTTTAAATGGTTGTACCTATCCATGTCTTCTTTATTCATTTTCAAGAGCAAAAAGATCGCCACCAACCCATGCTACGGCGGTTCGATTCTCCGCTATGTGTAATCCATAATGCGCGCTACGCCCATGTTTATTATATCTTGACCACCATCCTCCATGTGATTGTAATCTAACTTTATCTCCTTTTTTAAGAACATCTTTGCCATCTTTTGTTAGTCTGTCTTTCAAATCACCTCTAATATAGTTATCACCACTATGAGCATAATTAAAATGGGTAGTACCTTTTCCTTTATCATTTCTAACATCAATTCTTCTTGTTGACAAATGATCATCAATATGTACATGTCCTTTGGCATGTATACCTTGTGCAATTGGTAATTTTTGTCCACTATTATTTTTGTAATAATATAAACCACTATCATTACTATGAAATCCAAATTTATTTTGTCCTACCACAAAACGCAAGTGTCCGCCATTTACAATTATATCTCGCCATCCACCGTGGGTAGATTTACCACCATACAATGCATTGATAGTAGTTTGACCTTTTACATTACTATTACCTTTTACATTACTATTACCTTTTACATTACTATTTTTATTTACAACTAAATCACCATCAATAGTTAAGTTACCTGGTATTTTCAAACTTCCATTTTGAAGTTCTGTTGAAATATTAGCTAAATTTCGTATCGCTTGAATATCCGCTTTATATATCTTGTTTACGTGATTTTTAATTGTTTCATCTAAATCTTCTTTAGTATTAGCCATACTTTCTTTACCATATTTATTTTCACTATAAAGATAAATAA